CCCCTCCCCGGACTCCGGCCGCCCCGGCCGCCCCGGTGTCGCGCTCGGTCCCGTCTTCTCCTGGACAGCGGACGTCGTCGCAGACCATCGTCCTGTCTCGTGAGCAGCGTGAGATGGCCCGGACTCTGTTCCATGACCATCCCAATCCCGAACAGGCATATGCCCGCAACCTCATTGCCCTCGAAAAAGAAGGCAAGCTGAAGAAGTTCTAGGAGACTTAAATGAACGACCAACCCACTCGCGCCGGTCGCCCGACCAACGCCCGTATCCAGTCCTCCGTTCGTGAACCGGCCCGTGAGCCGGTCCGCGACTCCACCAACCGGACCGAGGGCACTCGTCTGGCCCGTAATCGCAAACGGTCGGAGGACAAGTTCTATGTCGATCCCCGGATCATCCCCGCCGGTCGTGATTATCAATGGGTTCGGATGTCCTGCTATGGCCAGCCCGACCCCGATCACGTCAACAACCTGAAGGACAACCACTGGACCGAAGTCCCCCAGGATCGCCACAGCGGTCTGGTGGTCGAGAAGGACGGTATGCGCCTGATGGAACGGCCGATGTACCTGTCTGAAGAAGCCCGCCAGGAAGATTACGATCTGGCCATCAGCCAAGTCCGTTCTGTTGGTGCCAATGTCACTGACGCACCGAAGGGACACTTCCGCCGGGCAGCCGCCCGCGTTAATTCTGACTTCCAGCAAGTCTCTCTTGAAGGAACGTCGATGGCAGAAATCGCCGACGAATAGCGCCAAAATAACAAAAGGCTTGCCAGAACGGCGAGCCTTAGTTAATTTGCAACGAAATATGTCCGTAGAGCCTATGGACAATCGCCCGATCTGGACGCCCATGCTGGAGCGTTTGGGTCATTAAGCGGACGAGGCCCGTACCGCTAATCCAACCTACGTCGCGCAGAGCCTGTGGCGGCCACGGTAGACCCAGAAGGTCAGCTATGGCAAACATTCTCGCGCCTTTCGGATTCATTCCGACGAAACGTGTTGATGGGGCTTCCTGGAGCGGCAATATGTCCGTTCGCAAGATCGCCTACAATAACACCAACAAATTCTATAAGGGCGACATCGTCCTTACTCTCTCGACCGGATACATTACCTCGGCCGCCGCTGCCTCGTGGACGTCCGCGACGACGACCCCGATCGCCGGTGTCTTCCAGGGTTGCAAATACTTCTCTTCCGCCCAGCAGAAGGTCGTGTGGTCGCCGTACTTCCCCGGTGGTGACACTGTCACTGGCCTGGACGTTGAAGCTTATATCATCGACGATCCGAACGTCGTGTTCCTGGCCCAGACCGGTGGCCTGTCGGGTTCCGCCATCGGCATCTCGGCCATTGGCAACAACGTGCAGATCAGCGTGTCTGTCGGCTCCGGAAACACTCTGAGCGGTATCTCCGGGTATGTTGTTGACGAATCCAACGTCGGCACCACCTCGACCTACCCCTTCCGTGTGTACGATATCCCCAACGTGCAAACGTCTGGCGGGACCCCCGGAACTGCCGCTGGCGCGATCGGCAATGGTTATGATCCGACGACAAAGTACAACTTTGTGCTGGTGACGCCGAATAACCATGAGCTCCGTGCTCCGATCACTGGCATTTAATAGAGGAGATTGAACGATGCCCGTTTCCTTATCCGCAATCGCCAATCTGCTCTATCCCGGCCTCCGGGAAGTGACTGGCAAATATAAACAAATCGGACGTCAGTACGACAAAATCTTCGACCACATGAAGTCGGATATGGCGTTGGAACGCACCAGCGAAGCCCGCTACCTGGGTTACGCTCAGTTGAAGAATGAAGGTGCTGCCACCGCATTCGACAACCAAGCCGGTGTGCGGTTCACCTACAACCAGGAACACATCGAAATCGCCTTGGGGTATGCGATTACCCGCAAGGCCATCGATGACAACCTGTACAAGACGCAGTTCCAACCGTCGAACCTGGGCCTGATGGAATCCTTCAATCAGACCAAGGAAATCTACGGTGCCAACGTCCTGAACACTGCCAACGTCTATAATCAGGCGGTGGGCGGTGACGGCGTGGCCCTGTGCGCCCCCAACCACCAGGTTGATGGTTCGACCTACGCCAACACCCCCTCAGTGGCTGTTGACCTGAATGAATCGACTCTGCTGTCGGCGATGATCTCGATCCGTCGCAACTTCGTCGATCAGGCTGGTCTGAAGTTCTATGCCCGTGGCCGCAAGCTGATTGTGCCCCCGGAATTGGAACCGATTGCCATCCGTCTGTTGCAGACCGAATTGCGTCCCGGCACTGCCGATAATGACGTCAATGCGATCCGCGCCACTGCTGGCGGCTTGACTGAAGGTTACATGGTCAACGACTTCCTGACCTCTCCCTACGCTTGGTTCCTGCTGACCAACGTCAAGGGTCTGGCCTACATGGAGCGGATGCCCTTTGAAACCGATATGCAAGTCGAGTTTACGACGGACAACCTGCTGGTGAAGGGTTATGAACGCTACTCGTTTGGCGCGTATAATCCGCGCGCCATCTACGGTAGTTTTCCGACCTCGTAAGGCGATTATCTGGGCTGCCCTTCGGGGTGGCCCAGGTGGTACTCGTAATTAGAAGGAGCCTCACATGGCTGAGACTATTGAACGCGGCCCGGCAATCTCGCTAGGGGCTCTGACAGACGCCAATCTGGTTGTCATCAACGGCGTGGTTCAGACCAATGCCCAGATCCAACCCACTGACGGACCGTCCATTTCCTACCAGGGTGACGCCATCCCCGATGTGCGTGTGTTTCCTGCCAATAAGGACGGCCTGCAAACCGCCCGCATCCCCTGCTTTGTCAGTTCGCCCTACATCGTGATGGTCGATGCTATCCCGTCGGTGAGCTCGGCCAGCGGATCGAATACCGGCACTGTGGCTGCGGCCCAGGCGATTTCCTCGGCCGGTGGTGCCTTTACCTTGATTTCGACCCAGCCCAGTTGCTCCGCATCTGGTTCGGCCGCCCACGGTATTGTCCCGCTGATCCCCAAAGCCTATCCGACCAGCTATACTGGGACGGTAGGAACCCCCATCAACGTCCTGGCGCTGGACTTCGGCTTCACCTACGGCACGACCACTGCTTCGAGCACCACCGTCACGGTGGCCGACTCCTCGCTGTTCTATGTCGGCCAGTGGATCTGCATCGCCGGTGCCGGTAATTCGGCGACGACCTTGCCGCTGGTGACTCAAGTCACCGCGATTCCGACGTCCACCACGATCACCCTGGCGACCGCCGCTATCGGTGCCGTGACCCGCGCCCCCATCGGATCGACCAACTACAGTGGCCCATACCCGGCTGGATCTTCGGCCAACGCGGTGAATCCCTACTGGAACGGCGGAGTCGCCGGTCTGTTCAATCCGACCGAAGGCATCGCCCGTAACATCGCCGTCTATGCCGCAGCGAATGCCATCACCAACTCGGTGGTTATCAACGGCTATGACGTCTATGGCTACAAGATGACCGAAACCATCTCCTTCACCACGTCCGGCTCGGCCCAGACGGTGTATGGGAAGAAGGCTTTCAAGTACATCTACTCGGCGACTCTGACGAATGCCGACGGATCGCACAACGTCTCGCTGGGCGTCGGCGACGTCATCGGGTACGCTCTGCGCATCGACAAGTGGGAATATTCCAACAACTTCTACAACGGCACGTTCACGACTGCTCAGACGGGATGGACCCAGGCTTACCAACCGACCTCCGGCGCGTCCACGGCCACTTCGGCTGACGTTCGCGGAACGATCCAAGTAGGGTCTGCCGGTGGCGGTTCGCCCATCTCTGGCGGCGCGAACCTCGATGGAACCAAGCGCATCGCTCTGATGATGACGGTCCCCTTGAGCAACTTGATCAATTGCACCCCCGCCGCACCTCAGTATATGTTCGGCACGGCGCAATATTCCAATTTCTAAGCGAGGACTGACAAATGGCTAAAGCAAAAGAAGGTGTGGTTGCCCACGACAAGCCCGGCAAGGCTTACAATGCCCAGGGCTCCAACGTCGAACACGAAGCGGAAGAAAAGGCCGAACGCAAGCGCGGCGGTCACTGCGAACGTGCCGAAGGTGGCGCTGCCGAAGAAGGCGCTGAAGAACGCGCCCATGGCGGCGGTCTGGACGCCATGAAGAAGAAAAAGAAAAAGGAAGAAGGCAAGGCCGAGGGTGAACATAATCGCCCCCGCTTCGATCGCCCCGGCCGCAAGCGCGGCGGTGCCATCGGTGCCAACCTGACTCCCTTGTCCACGGCTGCCAAGATCACCCCGGCCGAAGGCCGTAAGGACGTCGATGGCGATCGTCTGGACGAAGAAGAAGGCTGAAGAGGCAGGGCGTCAGGCGGGCGTCTGACATCCTCCGAACGGAATGCCCTACCTGGAAAAGAGTTCGCTCTCCCAGGTAGGCGCTACCCGATAGAGAATAAGAGCCATGCTCGCAACGCGCTCGCCAGAGTCAGCCAGCACGGCTCTCCAGAAGAAAAGGCCAAGGTCCGGGCCAAGGTTCACGCCAAATATCCGGACATCGGTGAGGAGTAGAAGATGATCCCTGCAAGCGTTTCCATCGTTTTGGCGGCTGGTGTCGCTGCCGGGATCGTCGCCTCGAACACCCCTGCCGGTGCTGGGAACCTGACCATCGTCAGCGGCAAATACACTGCCGATGCCCCGCGCCGCATTCTGATCACCTATGGCAATGAAGCCTCGAACCGGACGGTGAAGATCACTGGAACCGATCGCTATGGCAACTCCTTGGTGGAAACCGTGACTGTGCCCCTTGGCGCTCCGGGATCCATCTACACTGCCAATGATTTTGCGACCGTTACTGTCGTGACCGTGGCTGGAGCCTGGACGACCAATATGACGGTCGGCACCAACAACGTCGGCTCGACTCCCTGGATCGTCCCCAGCCTGCTCATCACCCCACAGCAGATCGCTGTGGCAGGCGTGAACGTCAGCGGCACGGCGACATGGTCGGTCGAATATACCTATAACGACCCGAACAATCTGCCTTCGACTCTGACGACTCCGACGGTCTTTGCCCTGACTGCCTTGTCGGCGCAATCGGCAACGAAGGATGGTACGTTCGCGCAGCCGGTGGCCGCTTATCGCTTGACCGTCACTTCCGGCCAAGGAACAGTTCGTCTGGATAGCCTGCAAGCTGGGCGTAACCAATAGGAGGGCGGGATGGCCTCTCCATCTGGCACAACGACTTTCTCACCAGCGTTCTCGGATATCCTTCTGGATGTGTTCTCGCGCATCCAAATCCGCCCATCTGAAATCACCGCCGATCATATGTGGCAGGCAAAGATGTCGGCCAATCTCATGTTGGCCGAGTGGGAGGTCCGCAACGGCCCGAACCTCTGGAAGATGGAAGAGGTCACGGTCCCGCTGCAACAGGGCGTCTCGTCTTATACGCTGCCCTCCACCACGGTCGGGATCCTCGATTATTTCATCCGGCAGTACCAGCTCACCAACACCGCAAACATTCCGGTATCGCTGACCACGTCGGCGGGCTTCACCAATGTCACGGTGGTGTGGCCAAATCACGGTCTCGTGCCGTCGAGCTGGATTTCGTTTGTGACTCCGATATCGATCGGCGGCCTGACGATCTATGGGACCTATCAGGTCCTGGCCGTCATCGACATCAACACCTTCATCATCACGTCGGTCTATGCGGCATCGACGTCTGTATCTGGCGGCGGCGCTGTTCCGGTCTTCACGTCGAGCTATGGATCGACGACGATCAATGTGAACTTCGCCAACCACGGCCTTGTCGCCGGGCAGACCTTTGCCATCGGTGTCGCAACCTCCGTCGGCGGCGTGCCGCTGTCCGGGGC